CATCGCCAGAACTGACGACAATACTAATATGATCCAACACAACAAAGCTACATCCGAGTCCTTTAGCCATGAATCTGACTCTTGATAGTATGTTGTCAATTGATGTACTCCCAAAATGATCAAAAAGGTAAACCCTATTAGTGCCAAGAGTGTGCTCGAAGGCATCTCTAAACTCCTCATCAGTGTACGCTGTATCAGGTAGATGTAGTGGCTTGTTCGCATGGATAGACATGATACCTTTGGCAGTGCGAACAGTAGACTCCTCCAAGAACATTAACCCTATGTTGTCATCAGTCTTACATAGGATGTGGTATACGATCTCCCTCAGCACCTGTGATTTACCCAGTCCAGAACCTGCTGTAAACGTCACCAGCTCACCTTTACGGATACCATAAGTTAACGCATTAAGACCTTTCCAAGGATAGTCACAAGAGGCTTTAATGGCTGGTGTGTTGATCTCTTCCCAAAGCTTTGATCCTTCAATGATCCCATCAGGTACATAGACCTCAGCAGCAAACCAGTCCTGGATATACTCCTTGATCATCTCATCTTTGAGATAGTCGTTAGCATCCTTGTGTGGTTGCCTGTGCTTTACTATCTTAGCCTTAGCACCGAATAGATCCGCTACCTTCGTAGCAGCTTGCTTACCAACTTCATCAGCATCAAAGCTGATAACAATGGTTTCAAAAGAGTCAAGATATTCATAGTTGTCTTTGCAGTCCTTAATTGCTGATTGTGCGCCATTGCGTATGCTTACTACCGGATACCGCATACCATTCATTTGATAGACAGCAACAGCATCAAACTCACCTTCAGTAATGGTGATGCTCTTACCACCTTTAGGAAACAGATGCTGTCCGAACAAAGTAGCCTTAGACCAATCACCTTTGATGGTGCAATCAGTCTTCATTGCATCATGTCTTACCTTGTATGCAGTGACCTTACCATCAGCATCACAGTAGGGAAAAGCTACACCACCCTCATCAGTGATCATCACACCAAAGGCTTTTAAGGCATCTCTGGAGAGGTTTCTTAGCGGTATAGACTGATACTTACCATCTAACATTGGAATCACCTTAGCAGACTTTGTATGCTTTTGTCTGAAGTTATCATCATGTTCAGACATTTTAGTGTTCGTACCACAAGCAAAACAATGTGACCAAGTCTCTCCTTTATCATTAACAGATACGGACAATGCATCACTAGATCCACAATCATCGCAGCCAACATGCGTGGCTAAATAGTTCACTGATTCTTCTCCTTTAGCTTGAGTCGTAGTCCTACTACGATATTTACCACTTGTTCTTCTCCTTTAGCTTGGCTTCTGCCCACCAGACCGCTGATTGCCATGCTTGCTCAGTGACCCAAGATTCTTTTAAGCCTTGCGCAATCTCCTCATCAGTCAGCCCAACCCATTGCTTCAGCGCCAATCGGCGCAGTTCGACGGCGGCTTTGCGCCCGTTGTGGTTACTGATTCTGCCTTGCGTGAACTCGTCATCCAAAGCATCAGCCAGCCGCAAGGCTTCGGGTACCCATTCACGCTTTGGTGGGGATGTGTATAAAGGTGTCCATCGCTCAGGATGACGACCAATGTCTGCGGGTATGTGCGTGATGACATTACCTTCAATAAAGTTGTGCATCCACGCCACCGGCTCTTGCTCTGTTTCCAGTGCTTGGCGTAGGGCTATCGCTGCTCGTAATTGAATGTCTGGATTGTCTGAATCCAACGCCTCAAGCGCCATCTGCATAGCTTCTCTGCTCATGTTGTCCTCAAGTTAAAAGGGTTATGCCAACAGATACCAGTGTTGTCCTTAGTGTTGTATCCACCTAGTGAGTACGATATCAAGTATTGATGATCAGCCTTCCTAATATCCCTATCAACAGTGTAGTTATCCACTAACTTAGACATAGAGTCTCTGATCTGCTTAGAGGTCTTGTCAGGGAATGCCTTTAAGAGGTCTTCTAAGGTGGCACAGCGGCCATGATTCTCCAGGTAGGCTACGTAAGGGTTAACCTTACGCTTGCGTGGCTGTATAAGCTTTCTCATACGTTGAACCCTTTAGCGTTCAAAGCCTTAGTTAACTGACGCATCATGAAGTAAAACCCATACTCTTGACATAAGCGAACAAAACGATTTAACACGTCATTGACATTGTGATCTTCCATCATGTCTTCGTACTCACCTTTAGTGATCTCATCGAACGCTTCATCAGGTAAAAATTCATCATCAGGGTACATTTCGAACAATCCTTATGTTAAGCCCTACTGTACATAGGCTATTTAGACTAAGTACTAAGTATATATTAAATATAAGTACATAGTATATACTTAGTACATAGCCTAAGTAGCCTACATAGCCTATATAGATTTAGGGTATCAGAGAAAAACAAAGTTGTCAAGTCATTCTTCATCAATGTTACGTTTGCTTACAATGTCATCATCCCCTTCATTGATTAATCGTACATTACCAACAGCAGCAATCTCATCTCGGACATACTTAAAACATCCATTGCATAAGTCAATGTATTGGTGTGTTCGAACACTACGCCTGGAGGCTTCGTAGTCGCTTAAGGCTTCATTGCATGATAAACATCTCATTTTCCATCATCCTCCATTCTATCCAACAACATCATCAGTTTAGGGTATAGATCCTCTTTAACATCTTCAGCATGCTCTACTTCCTCCCACTGACTCCATGAAGCAGCAACACTAGAGTCAATCATCGCCTCAATCAAAGCTAACATTATCTGTACTGTCTCTTTAGTCATAAAATACCCCCTAGAATCGATTAAAACAGGCCTACAAGCGATTAAAACAGTCTTGGTGCTATCACCCTACATGAGAGCCTCTTCGATGCCTTGTAGAGCCTCTAATTGCTTTTGCTTCTCCGTGGTTTTCTTCAGTGCTTTAGGGCTAACCCAAGTATAAGATGGAAAGGGCCATCGAGGATCGCCAGGGTAACGTATGCATACCTGACCATCAGCGTCTGGACCTTGAACGATTTCGCATGGTTGTCCGTTGAATGTTAAGCTCATTTGGTAATCCTATATTGCTTTCTGAATTCTATAGTGTCTAAGTCTGTAAAGTTTTCCCTATAGTGCTCTGCTAATTCAACATCAGATAGGTTATTGAATCCACCTTCAGAGAGAAAGCGGACAATTTCATCATAGACCTCTGGGAACTTAATAGAGGCAACAGCATAGTCTAATTCTCTCTTAGTACAATCATAGAGTATTTCAGACTTCTTCAGTATGGTTGTCATGGTCTAATCCCCTGATAAGTCAACGATAGGGTTAATAACGTATTCAGTCAATTCTGAACTCTCAGCATAGTCTTCTGCCTTCGCCAGTGTATCAAAGCGATCTAGGTGGGTTAAACCTGAATACTCAGGATAACGATAAGTTAATAGATAACCGACAATCTTATAGTTTTCCATGAAAGCCTCACTTTATAACGGTAGCATCTTCTGGTGGTTTAATGTTATCTGGATCTTGAACTACAAATCGATTAGATATCCTGATAGCAGTTGCACAGCTGCGTATTGATTCAATAAACTCGTTCATTTCGTAACGATTAGTAAATGTTCTATACCACCAAACACCTCCAGGGCGCTCATAATTTGTCGGAAGGAAAGCAAAAAATACTTGTCCCATGTTAAACCCCTAAACCATGATTTTTTCCGCCGCATTGACACTCGCATATGCCAGTGGCTTTACCATTAAGACATTTTGTATTGCATACGTACAAGCTAGCGTATTTTCGATACTGTATAGCCCTATCAACCGGCAGCATTTCATTAGTGCGGCACTTGCTCCAACAGTTCAATCAAAAGGGTTTGCTTTGCTTCCATGCTTTCAACTCCTTGGCGGCGTCTTGGTATTCCATAGCCATCAGGCTGCGTGAATCCGCGCAGCGTTGCGCCATGCGCTCGGCATAGTTGATGGCTTGCTCTACGTTGTCGTGTTCTCGCAGCAAAATGCCCGCGAGAGACTTTGCCTCTAGCGCCTGCTGTATTGCTTCTCTGTTAGTCATGTGTTCTTCTCCTTTAGTTTGGGTATCTGATAAACCTACTAACCTCTTAAATGAGTCATAATAGTTAGCTTTAGACTTTACACCACCTAAGCTTAAAAACTTATCATTAGGTATTGGTTGAATGTTTTTTAGTTGCGTAGTGCCATTAAAGTATCGCATTGAATACATAAAAGCCTCATAGTGATAAGAAAATCATTGCAGCATACAGTGCACCGAACAATGCACCGCCTAAGACTAAGATAGCATCATTAGACTTTGACATGATTAAGCCTTTGCAAGTTTAAGTCTGATAACTTTTGACATCTTTTGACCATGGGCAGCATAACCGATAACTGGGATTGATTTATCCCAGCATTTCCGACACCCTTTGCACTTTCCACCTTGCTGATACGCTGGGCATACACTGATGCTATCATCATTGTAGGACTCAGCAATAGTGCTGGACCATGGTGCATCAACTAACTCGCCATTGTCGCCTACGGATCCTGGACAGGTATCCAAAGCCTGTAAACTCCAAGATCTAATCCCGTCTAGTTTAGATGTAATCGAAAGCTTGAGCATGGTTGTTTCTCCGGTTTGTTTGTTTCGATGTGTTAATACTAAACAAGTGTTTTTGCATTGTCAACGGGGTTTTCAGTGTATCCGACGAACGGCAGACAATCCAGGATGAACGGTAACGTTGTTCGAACACAACAGTTTAGGTTATTGTTTCACGTGGAACCAGTGCAGATCGGTGCAGGCTTTGAAGCCTGTTCAGGTATCTTTAGAGGTTACTAGGTTACTCTGTAGGGTCCCGAACCATCACATTCATCTGTGCAGGTCTGTGCAGTCAGTGAAGCCTTAATAGTAATGCATTCTCATTAGCATTAGCAATTGGCTATGCAGTGCTACTAGATATAGTGGTCAAACAAGACTTCAACACTATATGTAGTGGTTGTCAAACAGTAATGATTCTCAATTGTACATTGCAGTGCAGCATAGGGGGAGGGGTGTGGTAGTGGTGTAGATTGTTGTGGTGCTACTTAGCCACAAAAAAGAGCAAAATAGACAATACTAATGATAATCCATTACTATTAAGAAATCTCTTTAGAATCAATAGGTTATCTATAAAGCCTCTGCGGAGCCTATGACACCATGTTAATGGAGTCCCGCCATAGCCTATGTTGGCATGGTTCTTGCATGTAATCTGCACTGGTTAAAGCACAGTCTGCACTGACAATAACCCTACAGTAGTAGTCAAGACACTTTACAACAATATCATTTGTATGCTACAATAAGTCCTTCTATGTAGGCTATGAACAAAACATCGTATAAAAACTAAATAATAGTAGACATATAACTTATCGTCATACACTACATTGTAGATACATAAAATTATATACACCTTACAGTCCTGCCTTCCGGCAGAGAAACTATATAGAGGTAGTGATGTCCGAAATTAAAACTGAAGTTATATCTGATCTTTGTTCGCTACCTTCATCAGTCAGCCAGGATGTTGTGGCAGTCAATGAAGAAAAGAAAGTGCCTGCGAAAAAAAGAAAAAGAGGAAGACCAAAGAAAGAAGAAGTACAGAAGTACATTAAGAGACCTAAAAGAGGTAGACCTCCTGGTGAAGCAGCAAGGATTAAAGAACTAACAGCTTCACTGTTGCTGACACACTCACAGGCTATCATCAGAAAGATAGTGCATAAGGCTCTTAATGATGAGGATAAGGATCAGATGGCAGCACTGAAGCTATGTGTTGATAGGATGTTGCCAGTAAGTTACTTTGAGGATAAAGGTGCTGGTGGAGGCTCTAGAGCCATTACCATCAACATCACTGGAGTAAATGATACCCCAGTAGAGATGATTGAACATGAACCTGTTGAAGTAGAAACTACCTTGATAGACTACGAAGAAGAAGACGATGAGTGATCTAACAGTAGCTCTACTACCGTGGCAACAAGAGGTCTTCAAAGACCCTGTAAGGTTTAAGATCATCGCTGCTGGTAGACGTACAGGTAAGTCAAGGTTAGCAGCTTGGACACTGATCATAGAGGCTCTACAGACTGATAAAGGCCATGTCTGGTATGTAGCACCAACGCAGGGACAAGCTAGAGATATTATGTGGACTACGCTGTTAGAGCTAGGACACCCAGTCATCAAAGGTAGTCATGTAAATAACATGCAGATTACGTTGGTGAATGGAGCAATGATATCGCTAAAGGGTGCTGATAGACCAGAAACAATGCGTGGTGTTAGTCTTAAATACTTAGTGATGGATGAGTATGCAGACATGAAACCACAGGTGTTCGAACAAATCCTTAGACCTGCGTTAGCGGATCAGAAGGGTAGAGCAATGTTTATTGGTACGCCAATGGGTAGAAATCATTTCTATGAACTGTATAAACTAGGTGATAGTGGTAAGGATCAACATTACAAGGCATGGCACTTCACTAGCTTTGATAATCCATTGTTAGACCCTGAAGAGATTGAAGCTGCTAGAGGATCAATGTCTAGCTTTGCTTTCAGACAAGAGTTTATGGCATCGTTTGAGGCTGCACAGTCGGAGATCTTCAAAGATGAATGGATTAA